TTGTATATAACGGTTTGGCTATGCACCGTAAAGCGTAGCACAATGTTTAATCTTAGCACTTACCTTAATCGCTTTATGGTGTATAGGTGGTGTTAGCAAATCGTTTTATTATGAACTATACACAAAAATTAGAAACAGGAACAGTCTATTGGTTAAAAGACTATACAGCGCCAAAGGTATTTACAGGAATGATATTCGAATGCTTGGTAACTGACCAAAAAATACCTGCACACGCAAAAATTAAAAAAAGTACAGAAACGCACTTAAAAGATTGGAAGCACGAAATATATAAGCCTGAACGATTCGGACTGTAAATGTTTGCTAACTTATGGTTGTAAGATTTCGTTGTTTTTCACAATGAATTTTACAACGTGTTACCTGCTTTGTTTTATTTTTTGTGCGATGGGAAATATTAATTCGAAAAATTAAAAAAGACATGTGGAGTTATTACGGAAGTAAAAGTAAAATAGTAAACAAATATCCGAAACCAACAAAGGGTTTAATTATAGAACCATTTGCAGGGACAGCGAAATACGCTATGAAGTATTGGGAAAATGATGTTATACTAATTGAGAAATATGATGTAGTGTATAAAATATGGAAATGGTTACAAGAATGTAAAGCTAATGATATTTTAAAACTACCTATATTAAAACAAGGAGATAATCTAAAAGATTTTAATTTTGATTGTCAAGAAGCAAAAATGTTTATGGGGTATTTAACTGCACAAAGTGTAGCAAAACCACAAGATAAGGCAGTATTTAGAGCAACTACACATAGACCAAATTGGATAAAGTACTCACTTGAAAGAATGAGTAAAGACATTGAAAAAATAAAGCACTGGGATATAAGAAACTGCGATTATACAGATATTGACAACAAAGATGCAACTTGGTTTATAGACCCACCTTATCAATTTGGTGGTGAGCATTATCCGATTAGCAATAAAAAGATAGACTTTAAAAAACTTGCAGAGTGGAGTAAGAACAGGAATGGAGAAATAATAGTTTGCGAAAACACAAAAGCAGATTGGATGAAATTTGAACCACTTCTTTCGATGAGAGGAAGTAAATACAAAACAACCGAAGCAGTTTTTTTGAAAGGGTGGGAAAAAAATAATTGTATATAACAAGCGAATAAAGACACCTTTACGTGAAATTAAAAGAAATAGAAATTATGAAAAAAGTACAAGGATTTTCAGAAGATGGCGATGATATTAATTGGACCGTTGCAATACCGCCTGAGGATTACAAAGGCAGTCAAGCTAATTGGCATATTGCTTTAATTGAAAGAGGTTTATGGGATGGTGAAGGATGGCATGGCGATGTAAATATACCTTCGGATGTATGGTGGGAAATATTAGAGCAGTGCGAAGGCTAATGCACCCTAACGGAAGCGAATAAAGACACCTTTACGTGAAATTAAAAAATTAGAAATATGGATTTTATAAAAATAGCACTAAAAGAAGTGATAAAAATGGCAGAAAACCACTTAGAAAATGTTAATGAACCCGACAAAGAAATACTAATTAGCATGAAAAATATGATTATGGGATTAAATGTCGGTTGTATGTGTGATAGTTATCACGGGTTCGATTGCGGGTGCTCTGAAAGAGAGTGGATTATAAATGAATCTGTTAAGGAATTAGATAAAATATTAGCAAATAAAAACTAACATCCGTGTATGGTTAGTGCGATTTAATAACTAAAAATTTAATATATGACGGAAAATGAAAAAATATTTGAAAGCGTTTTTGGCTTTCGGGTGCCATACTCTACAGTTTTTCTTTCAATGAGTATAAAATCATTCGATATTGAACAATTTGAAAACTCATTAAAAGAGAAAGACGATCTCTATAATCCGGATAATTGTTATCATCTAGATATGGGTACAGTTTCATTATTTGATTATATATATCAAAAATATGGTGAAGCGGCCACAAATCTAATAGAAGAACTGATATAGTGAACTCATTGAAGATTTTATAAAGACCTAGGGAAAATAAGAGATATTAATACCAATAATTTATTGGTTTGGCGGTCTCCTAAAGTAATTCATAGTACTGTGTTTTACTAGCCTGTTAAGTTCGAGTCTTAACTTCCCTACAATATTTACTAGTGAACTACCCACCCACGCCAGAAGAAATGGGATGGACTTCAGAAGTCAACTGATGTGAGTGAATAGTTCACTTTCATTTTTAATTTTAAATATTCTAATATACGCGCACGCGCACGCGCACGCGCACGTTATGTTAGTAGAGAAAGTATATTCTGAAGGACAGGAAAGTTTGATTGGCACAACCAACAAAGTATATGTAACCTGTGACACAAATCCTTTATAATGCTTGAATAATTTCTATATGACAATTTATAAAAAAAGCAATTGAATTTACTATATAATGCATACAGATGCTTTGGCTTTATATTACACCTTCCCTGCGTTTATCTCCGAGAGTTTGAAAATTAATGGAATTTTTAAAAGATTAAAAAGAAAAGAAAAAATATAGAATAAGAATAGAAAAAGATGCTGAGCGTAATTTGAGGATACGAAGTTATAAACTTTTTTTGACACTTTCAACCCCGAAACACATATAGAATAACATGATAATATTGTAAATGAAACGTTTACATTTTATGAATGTGAAAAATAATTCATAAATATAACAGTTTAGATTAATTCTTAACTATTAATAGAGGATAAGTACAATCTTGTACTTCCGAATTATTGTGAAAGCCATACTTTACAATAATCACAACTATCTTTTAAGTTGATTCAACTTTAGCTGTCTTCGATGTTGATTTGGCCGGATAAACATATAATTCTTTATTTCGATTAACCATAAATGGTACATGGCGTTTACAATATTTTTAAGAGCATAATTAATTGTTTGATGAATTGCACGCCTATCAAGCTCAATTCCGTATTCATTACTAAGTCTCGTTTTAACTAATGTTGTGTAACTTATAACTTTTTTCTCCTGCAAAACCATATAAATTTATTTAGAAATTAATTAATATAACAATTTATTTACAATAATTATTTATCAAATTTAATGAAAAATGCTAATAACCAACGAAAATGGAACATTTATCCGATCAAAATTGGTTGGAACTTCCAAAACAAAAATCCAGTTTAACCTATTTGATATTTCTCTTTTACCTGATAAAATGGATCTATCTTCTTTTGAAATCGATTTAAATACGCTTCAATGTACCGTAAAACATTGGAATATGAAATTAGAAATTGGACAACTGCAATTCAAATACTTAGAAAATGTAATTGCTCATAGAGTAAAACTTATCAATTTCAAAATCACAGGATTAGATAAAGATGGAAATATCAAATACAGAAATGTAGGAATAAATATTGAGTTACAATTATTGAATTAATTAATATTATCTTTACATTTGTATCAAGTAATTGCGAGAAGATAAACTATGAAAAACGAAATATTAATTGGAACAGTGATAGCACCAATCGTCTTCAAGTTGAAAAAAAACGGGGAGAGTTTGGACAACTTTCTGCGTATGAACCCTGAGTTGGATAAACATCAGTTTTATATCTTGGACAGAAAAATTATATACGAAGAAGGCGACTATCTCCAATTCAAAAGTATTCCTTTTAAGTATCCTTCCCGCTATTTTGTATTCACAACAATAATGTTGAACTAAAACTAAAAAATTCTTATGGATTTAAAAGACCGGTTTCATAAAGAACTATGGCCAATAAATCCGACTGGCGATTTTGATAAAGCATTTTCGTCTTTGCAATTTGCTCTTGGGTGGATTCCAGATCTCGATGGTAACAACATTGATTTCGACTTCATTAAAAAGCGATTCAAAGAGTATAATGAGTATGTCGACAGCCGAAATATGGGTCGCGAAAAACAGTTCTATACGAAAAAAAAAGATCTCTTTGATTATCTGGAAAAACGTATGTTTCTTCAGGACTTCAAGGAAAGTGATAAAAATGAATATTTAGATTATTATCTATATGGAAAAGGAGAAAAATTATGAAAAAAACATCTTAAAACAATGCTTTAATCATCTGGCAGTGTACTATTCTATAGAGAAAAAGCTTACTGCAACAATGTTTACGGATGAAAAAAATGCAATGTTCTGGGCGATTTACAAATTAATCTCAGAACAAGATGAAGAAATCTGCTTATCAACAATGACTGACGCTTTTGAATCAAGCGGTAATGAAGATTACATTGATATTTTCAAAAACCTTATAAATACCGAATATGAGGATGAAGATAAATGGCAATATCACCTCTCAGTAATTATTGGTAACTACAACGAAAAGAAACTCTTAGAGCTCAGCCAAACAATTAAAGAAATGCTTGGAGAATATCCTGCTGACGAAATCACACAAAAAATCGAAACAGAAATTTCCAATTTATCTTTAAACAGCAAGGATCAAAAAACACTGAAATCATCTTTCAAGTCTATGCTTGAAGATGTACGAATGAAAGCATCTGGAGCAAAAAAGCCTTACCTAGAAACCGGAGACAAAAACTTTGACCATTTCATAGCGACTAGTCCTGGTAACATCATTTTAATTGCTGCTCAAAAAGGGGCAGGAAAGACAAAATTCTCTATTCATTATGCCATTAACTTATTAAAACACAACAAAGATGTAGCAATTAACTGGCACACTTATGAAGTATCCGGTGAAGCTATTCTTCGTAATGTTGTTAGCAGTTACTTAAATTTAACAGAACGCCAAATTCAATCACGAAATCACAGTTTAACTGATCGTAATATTAAGGACATGGAAGCGATTTACAATCAATACGATAAGGATGATGTAGAGTTCGTTACCAAACCGAAAAATATCTATCAGATATGCAATGATTTTAAGCGCTTTTGTATTTTGAGACCAACCAAAGCCAATGTTTTGATTATTGATAACCTTGGTCTTGTCAGTGGAATTGACAAGAAACATCAATTGGAGAATGATGATTTAATTGCCAAAAAACTGGTTGAATTACGTGACCATACCAAAGGCATTATTATCGTTATTCACCACGTCTCAAAGGAATCACAGAACAAAAAACGCATGACTGAAGGTTACAGACTAAGAGATTCAGATGTACGGGGATCTTCTCGAATTGCAGATTATGCAAATCAGGTTATACTTATGAACCGCCCTTCATTATTTCCTGATTTAAAAATAGCAGAGAAACTTCGAGTGTCCAAAGAAAAATACAATGTATTTGAACACTTGATTATTCTTGACGTGACGAAAAACAGGGAAAGTGAACTTGGTCTAATTCGTTATTTAGAAAACCTAAAATACTGTAAATTTAATGAGTGGAGTGAACTACTCACCCACGGCTTCACGCAAAAGTGATGAATGGGTTTTATGCTCCCTAATATAAAGCACAAAGAGTACAAAAAATAATTGACATTGCGTATTCATTTAAAAATCAGAAAAAAAAGAAACTTATTGACCAACTAAATAAAGAGCCTGGTACAGCTTATGAATTATCAATGCGAAAAGGATTAATAAAAAATATGTCTTTTTCATTAGCTATAATATTTATAACGAGTTTAAAACATTTATACAAAAAATCAAAATTATGAAAATTAATGTAAGAAAAGACGCACTTGAAAAAACAATTAGCGAGAGTAAAGAAGCTAAAGAGAAATCCATTCAAAACATGAACAAGGAAAAATTTCCTACAGGACTTGGAAAACTTGTAATTGTTGACGTTGAGCACACATCGTTTGAGTTCAACGATAAAAAAACCGACGAGAGAAAAAAAGTTCAGAAAATTATTCTTAAATTAAATACAGCCCTGAAAAACAGTAAAAACAATTATTTTGATTTCCGTATGGAATTTCCATTCTTTACCTTTGAAGATAAAGAAACCGGAGATCCAAAATGTATTTCTTTTGAACAGCTTTATGGTTTTATTCATGATGCTTTTGGTAAACAAATTCAATTCAAAAATGAAGAAGCCGATCTTGAAGAAATTGCAACAGTTCTTACTAAAGGATTAGAACATTTCAAGGGAAGAGAAACAGCATTTTACGGAATTGTCATACACCGTGAAATCGTTTACAAAGACAGGCTTATTCTTTCTCCTGAGCTGTACATGCCTTCCATAACTTCGATAACAGGCGATATCAAAAAAGCTGAAAATCTTGACAAAAGCATAAAAAACAAGGTTTGGAAAATCAGTGAAACTACTAAAAAGAAAGTGCTTGCAAAAAAACGTAATCAAAGCGCTTCCTTGCCCAATCAAAACGAAGAAGGTATTCCTTCCAATGTCGATAACTTTTCGGCTGATATGAACAGTATAGGAACCAGCCCTGATAAAGAAGATGATTTACCTTTTTAGAGATGAAAAAAGAAGATATTCTTGAGCACATCAATGAACTTGATATCCTCCGGAAATACATCAACCATGATTTTACATTAGGGAAGGCATTCATTTCTGAGTTAAGAGAAGAAAAACACCCTTCAGCTAATGTATTTTATGGAAATCATTCCAGAAAGTATCTTTATAACGACTTTGCATTTAAAGCTATAGACGCTTTTGGTTATGTAATGATCTATTATGATGTATCTTTCCGGGATGGTCTTGATATTATTGCAAGTGATTTTCATTTGGAAGATGTTAAAGACTATAAAAGAAAACCCATCAAGAAAATACCTAAACTCCCCAAACCTAAATTCTTTGATAGAACTGAGTTTGTTTATAAATCCACAAATTGGGATAATGACAACACAAAATTTTGGTGGAAAACAGGTATCTCTCTTTCTACACTAAAAGTTTACAATACAATTCCTATTAAGTGGTTTCATCTAAAAGAACATCCAAACATAGTCACACACGCCACAAAACAAAAGCCTATATACTTATTCCAAGAAGGCAAAGGACAGAAATTTTATGCTCCTTTCCATGAGAAAAAATCTAAGTTCAAAAACAATATGAACCCAGAAAAGGAAGTATTCGGGTACTCAGCGTTAAATGATCATGAACCAGCCATTGGAATCATTGGTGGGAACCGTGATGTTCTTGTAATGTATGAACACCTAGGAATTAAGTGTGTAAGCCTGAACAGTGAATCTGCTTTCCTTATGCAATGGCTGTATAAGGATTTAATGAAAAAGACACCGTATTTATTTATCATGTACGACAATGACAAAACCGGTGTTCTTGGAATGCGAAAAAATGCTGACATTTACGATATACCAATAGTGCATTTATCAGATATCCTTGGTTACTGTACGCTGAAAAACAGTACATGGATCAATGATATTACAGATTATGCAGAGCGTGTATTTGTCAAGAGAAACGTCAGCTCATATCATATCAAAAAACACATCTACAATGCAATTAAAACGTATCAAAATAGAAAACTTCAAAAAGTTAGAAGACCTCAATTCCAATATTGACGGCAATATTATTTATGTAAAGGGTGGCAACGAAAAAGGAAAGACTACCTTCACTAATGCGGTTGTTTCACTTCTGAACGCGAAACTTGACGTTGATAGCCCTGTGACAACAGGAAAAGACGAAGGCTCGTTAGAGGGCGTATTTGAAGCTCCCAATGGAGAGAAGTACACCGTGCAAATCGAATTTGAAAATGACAAGTCCAAAGTCAAAATTGCTTTCCCCAACGGGAAGATCAGCAGAAAAGTTACCGAGATTCGGGATATTTTCAATTACAACTCTTTCTCTCCGGAAGAATTTGTGGCAAAGTCAAAAAGTGCCGAAGGGAGAAGATGGCAAAGGGATCAAGTTCTTAAGCTATTACCTGATGAAATACAAAAAAGCTTCAGAAAAGCAATGGAAGAAGAAAAGGAAGCTTTCGATCAACGCAGAGAATTAAAGCGTAATGCCGATGCATACGAGAAAATGATTCAAAGCGAAAAACCTTCTGATGAAGAAAAACAGATGGCCAAAGAAGCTGACAAGTATCAGGAGGAAATGGCAAAAGCTGAAGATAACCTTAATGAAAAGAAGATCCATAAAGACAATGTGGACAAGATCAATGATGAGCTTGATAGAGCAAAAACATCTTTCGGTACAAGGAGAGGAGCTATTGACGACACAATTGATCAAATCGACAATCAGATTAAGGCATTGCGGGAAAGCCGTATCAAGAAAGAGAATGAGCTTGAAACCCTCAAAATGAATTATGCCGGTTACAAGAACAGAAAAGAAGAAGAGCTCAATGCTCTGGGCAAATTCAATGAAGAGGAGTACGCTACTGCTGAAAAGGCTGTTGAAGCAACCCGAATAAAGTTCAACAAAATTAATGAAGCTTTAAAAAGAGTAGATAGTTTCACAAAGAAAAAAAATGAACTTGATAAGTATACCAGCTTAATCAAAAAGGAAGATACAAAGCTACGAAATACCAGGGAAGAAAAAGAACTACTGGTACAGAAGAATAAGCTTCCGGTTGAAGGTCTTGAGATCACTAGTGATGGATTATCAATTAACGGCCTCCCTTTCAATAAGAATCAAATAAGCACTTCCAAAATTATGGAAATAGCGATTAGTGTTCTTATTGAAATGAATCAGAAGGCTCCAATCATTGTGGTAGGCCGTGCTGAATCACTTGATCCGGAAAGCCTTGAAAAAATAGTAGAACAAGCCACGAAAAATAATTGCCAAATCTTTATCGATAAAGTAGAGAAAGGTGACTTTCAGCTTGAATTTGAGGAACGTATAAATTACGATTCTAAGCCAAAAAAAAGCACAGATATTCAAAAAGTAGAGGCTCCTCCAAAATCTAAAGAAGAAAAAGAACGGAAACTACCCGACTTTTCTAATCAACTAAATCAAATGGAATCACCCGACACCGGAAACACCGGTAAAGAGGACGATTTTTCAAATTTTAACTTTTAAATTAAACGAATTATGGCAGACAAAATTTTAGTCTTGGGCAGATCAGGCACAGGCAAAACATTCAGTTTACGAAACATTGATCCGAAAACATCTTTCTATATCAATGTAGACCGCAAATCCATGCCTTTTAAAGGATGGAGAAAGAAGTTTCATATTGTGAAAAATGAAGCCGGAGAACCGGATTTCATGCAAAGCAATTACACAATGACCAGTGATCCAAATACCATTTGGAAACTTATCAAAGCAATCAGCAGCAAGCGTCCCGAAATAAAATTTATCATTGTTGATACACTTACCCTGATGATGACAGACATGTTCATGTCTCAAATCAGTATCAAAGGGTATGATAAATACAGCAATCAAGCTAACACAACCTATCAAATCGTGAAAATGATAGACGGTCTAAGAGAAGATCTGACTGTAGTGTTTATGGCACATATCGAGACAGAAAATTACGAAACAAGTTTCTTTGTTCCTGGTGGAAAGCTCCTGAAAGAAAAGATAAAAATGGAATCCAACTTTACAACAGTGATCCAAACCTATGTTGAATATTCAGAAAATGGCTCCAACAAATATTACTTCTTGACTGAGAACAGTGGAGACAATACCGTGAAATCACCAAAAGATATGTTTCCAGGCAAGATAGTAGAGAATGACCTTGCTAAAGTTATTGAACACGTCAAAGCTTTTGAAGAGGATCGAGAAATCGATCCAAAATTAAGTTTTACTGATGTGCAAGGCGGTACTAAACAGGAAACCGAAACAATAGCAAAATCAAACGAAGAATCAGATGAAAATCTATTCATATGAAACTATCACAATCATTAATCAAACAAGTAGTTAAGAAGGGCGACCTTCTTAACTACTGTCCTCGTAAAGTCAAAGAAGTCTACATTGACAAGAAATATGATATCACTTCTGAAGCCATGCTGAGAGGACAGTATTTTGAAACGAACACTATTGGAGGTGTAGCGCATGGAGAGGCAGTAACAGATTTACCACGCTTAAAGAATGGCAGCCGTTCGGCACATCACAAGCGTATTGATGATCAGATATTCCGTTTTGACAGGCTAAAAGACCTTCATGAAATCGAAGTAAAACCTGAGCAGACACAAGTCAAACTTTCGACTAAATGGCCGGATGATGAAAATGTGATTATTGAAGGAACGGTGGACTTGTTTAGCGGTATTTCTTATGTAGATAGTGAGTCCGGTGAGATCGTAAAGGTTCCACTCGCTATGATTGATATAAAACTTACTGAAAACCTGTATACCACATATGGCGATTTTGCCTGGGCATATCCACAGAACATGGATCACCTGCAAGCCTATGTGTACACATGGTTATTCATGCAAAATTACGGCAAGCAAATCCCTTTCTTCTATTGGGTATTCGATTACAAACCTTCTGAACAAGAAAATCAACTTTTCTTAAAGCAAATAAATTCTGCTGACATAGCAGAATTTAAAGAGACTACAAGAAAAGTCATTGAAGAATTTTATTTCCATGAATCACTTCAGGAATGGACTGAAAAGCCATCAGCTGAAAACTGTAGCAAATGCCCTCTTAAAACAGACGGGTCATGCACGAAGGCCATGGAAAAACAAACAGCAAAAATTATTTATTAAAATCTTAAAAATGAGTTATTATGCAAGATATTCAAATAGCACAACAAACAAAAAACAAAAGCTTAGAGGTAAAGCAAAACAGTTTACATACTATTAGCTTTAATGATTTGAAAAACAGTATCAACGAAACATTTGACGGATCACGCCCTATTCATGGTATCCGCCATTTTGAGTTGATTGACCAGGCATCCGAAGTGCTGGATAAGCACAACATGAACTTTCAATTAGATCCGATTTATGCAGCCAACAACAGAAGCAAAATCATGCCCGGTATTTCCATCATGAAAAACAAAGAAATCTATCAGGATAAAGAATATCCTATTGAGAATATTCTTTTCCGGAGAGTACTTACCCGCTTTGTCATTAACGACATGAGTGACGAGCTCACAAATACGGCTGTAGGGCTTAACTTCCACCAGAACGGTGTAGAGATAGCCTTTGGCGCAAACGTCCACATATGCCAAAATATGTGCCTCATGGGTGGTGATTTGCTTATGTCTTACGGACCAAATAAGACCCCACTGAAGAATATGTTCGATACCCTTTCTGGATGGATTAAGGACTTTGAGCAAAAGCGCTTGTATTATCAGGAAATGCTTCAAAAGATGATCAACACGCCATTCACGCAGCGTGACATGGCAGAACTGGCCGGATGGCTTACCATGTATGCGGTGAAGAAAAACAATGCCAGTCTCAAGTATGATGGCGTACCACCGTTGAATTCATCACAGGTGAATAAGGTAGTCGGATCCTACATTGAAAAATACGATGAAAATCCTGAGCAAGTTTCTAACCTGTATCAGATTTACAATTTGGGAACAGAGCTTTACAAACCTGGAATTACTACCATGAATGAAATATTCCAAGCTAATCACAGCTTAGGCCACTTTATTTCAAAATCTTTCTTGTCATAAACCTAAAAAAGGCTATAGTGTAATGTTATAGCTTTTTTTTTAAAACTTACAATCATGTACTATTATAAGCATATAGAAATTGAAAACGATTTCCATGAATTGCCTGAAAGTGTAAAGCGTGACCTTTTAATGTTCCTGAATGAACAATCTAATACCGAGATCATAAATGAAATTGGAGAAGCTGTTAAGCTGAGAAATTTAGATGTTTCTATTCCTCATAAAGAGATTCTGAACAGAACTATAGGAAGAGATAGGTTACAAAATTTACTACAAGAATACCTTAAAGGCTATTTTGTAGCATACAATTGCAAAAAATGTGGATACCGATCTATATTTTACAATGTAAAAAAAATTCGGATATCAATCACCAAACAACTATGCATACGCTGCGCAACCAAACACTTTGAATATTCAGGAAAAAAACCAAAAGGATTATTCAAATGGAAAAAAACATAAACTACCCACTTACGCAAAAGCGATGAATGGGTTTTACGCTCCGTTTTATAAAGACTTAAAAAAAATTTCACAATATTATCATTTAAACTTTAAACCAATGAAAAAACTAATATTTATACTATTATTAATTCCATTTATCTCATTCTCACAGGATGCAGTTTTCAAAATTGAAAAATTAGAAATGTACGATAATCCAGAATCTGAAGAACCATCCGAAACAAATCATGATGGCTTAGTAATCTTTGATAATGATTACATTTCAGTATTTTACAATAATGAAATCACCAAATTCTTAATATTAAGCTCCTCAAAAGAAAATTCAGAAGTAACTAAGGTTAAAGCTTTAATGGATAACAAAACCCCTGTCACTATTAGATCACTTGAGAGAAGATCTAAAATATTTTTTGGGTTTAAATCCGAAAATGGTTACATAAGCATTAGAACAAGAAAAATATTTATATCAAGAGAAATCTTAAACGAAACTTCAGAATAGATTCACAAAAGAAAGACAAAGAACATATGCGAGCTATTTTCAAAATTAATAACAAATACTATTCTGCAAACTCATTCACAACCCTTGAGAGGATTAAAGACAAAATTCCTCTCAGGGGTTTGAATTATTCTGAAGTAACGCCCATTTTTCTACCAAAACCTTTAGATTTCGACTTTGAAACAATAAAGGATGCCTTTTACAAATACGGAAAGGAAATAGTTAAAGAAACCTATTTAAACCAATACGATCCACAGGTAGCTGATGCAATTCTTGGAATTGCTGTAATACCCGATCCTGATGAACTCAAAATGATAAAGAATCTTTTAAGGATATTTAATAAGCCTTTTGATCTTGTAAAGATTATTGATTTTAACATGTTATTAATGGGCAAAATATCAATTAATATCAAAAAATTAATCTTATACTTTAATTATGAATCAACAGAAGAACTTCATGATATTAATGACGAAAATTTTGATAGTTTGATCACTAAATATTATGGGCTATTAACACTTACAACGATAAAACATTTCATATGAAATTTACACTAAGACCATATCAAAAACAAGCTTCTGAATCTGCTGTATATCACTTAATGAATTACGAGAAGCCTTTCATGTTAGTATTACCCACTGGTAGCGGAAAGTCTCTTATAATAGCGGATATTGTCCAAAAAATAAAAGAGCCTGTTCTTATTCTGCAACCAACAAAGGAAATATTAGAACAAAATTTTCAGAAACTATTGTCATATGGAATATTAGATGTTTCTATTTATTCAGCCAGCTTTGGTCAAAAGGAAATATCAACATTCACGTACGCTACAATAGGGAGTATCTATAAAAACCCTGAACTTTTTAAAAGGTTCAAGTACATCATTCTTGACGAATGTCACCTGCTGAATCCTAAAAACTTCAATGGCATGTATAATCAATTTTTTGAAGCTATACAGCCAAAAAGTGTTTGCGGATTGACAGCTTCCCCATACCGTATGGTTGGAAAATATTTTAGCCAAGGTGATGATAAATTTTACAGCCAATCTCTTCAAATGGTAAACAGAATTTATCCGTTTTTCTTCAAGAAAATAGCCTTCAAGATTGACAATTATACGCTTTTCAAACAAGGGTATTTGTCACCAATAAAATATCACATCAGCAATCATTTTGATGTAAGCAAAATTAAAACCAACACTATAGGTGGAGACTTTGATGAAGCTGAGCTCGAAAGATTTTGGAGTGATGCAAGACTAAAAAAACTCGCTGCGAATATTGCTTGGTTTGATAAGAAAGTGAATCACAACCTTATATTCTGCAGTTCAGTAAGACAAGCAAGACGTGGTGCTGAAATGCTACGCGAGATGGGAATGAGTGCCGACTATATCCATGGGAAAACACCTATGAACATACGAACAGAAAAGATTGACGCTTTCCGGGAAGGAAAGATAAAGCATATGTTTAATATGGGTGTGCTTACTGTTGGATTTGACTTTCCTTCACTTGACGGAATTACACTGGCAAGAGCAACAATGTCACTTGCTTTGTATTATCAAATGGTTGGACGAGGGATCAGGAAAGATCCTAACAACCCTAAAAAACTATGCCGTGTACTCGATATTATGGACAATGTTACCCGAATGGGAATGATTGAATCCATCCGTATCATGAAAGAAAAAGGAGGGTTTAAAGACATTATTATGACTAATGTTGGGCAAATATCCGGAGTACCACTAACAAAATTCAAATTAAAATCTGAAAAAGCCTTAAAAAAGGCTGAAAATACTACAAAAGCATAATACGAATCAGGCGTGCCAGAAGCCTTAACAAGACCCAAGGGCATGGGCATTCATAAAAAAAAGCCGGACTACGAATCCGGCTTTTTTCAGTAGTATGCGAGAATTGATGGTAAGACATTGAAAAATATAAACAAATGATTTTTTTAAAATAAACTCACGGCAAATATACCAATCAATAGCAACGGTTTTACTTACTTTTTATTTATTTAGTTGTCATTATTTTGATTATGTTATCATTTTTTTTACTTTTGTCTATGAGTTATTGAATTATTAAAGCGAGAGATCATGCAAATACAATTATTAAGATTTGCCAATCATTTCGGCATTACTTTATTACCCTATCCTATCAATAAGGTTGTAGAATCTTATTGTAAAAAAGGAAACCTGGTTCATCTTGAATCAGGCTCTATTGTTTCAAACAAATTTTCTGCGCTTAACAATATGATTTACATTAAATCATATGGTATAGGCTTGGAAGAGTCCGAATTCAATTCTTTTCTCTGCATCCCTCATTTTAATTCAACTAATATTGATTTTATTCCGGTAGCTGAATTCTCACAAAACTTCATGACAATAAATATGTCATTTAAAAAAAGCGAACAGTATATCATTATGGATCTTTTGAAACAAATTCATGGCAAACCAGCAATAATTCTAAGCCAATATAATTTAAATTAAATACACAATTTTATGAGAGAACTAAACTATAAAGTACAAGGCTTTTTACAAGAAAAAAGAGAGCGACAAAAAACAGCAGTAAACGCAAGAAATCTTGAAGGTACATTTAGAGGATTTAAACTTGATGAAATTGAATTACAAGCGACAATAAAAGACCAAAAAGAATTGGACGCACTAATATTGTTCTTACAAGAATCAAGACCGTGTTTTGGTTAACGTTGAGTATAAGGTGAGAAGCCACACCTAAATTTGGCTATTAAAAACAAAACTTTGTGGGCTTTTCACTTTATACCGTGTTACCCACAGTTATTAACGATAATTTATATTAAAAATGAAAAGAGAAAATAAGAAATCTTACGGTGAGTATGTAGATAGTAACGGCAATAGCCACCGAATATTAAAAAGAGTACACCCCAAACAGTGCGATGCTTTCTATAAAGCACAAGAAAAAGAAGATGCTTTTGCTATGCACTACCTATCCCTTCCTTATTGGGAAAAACCACCATATATGATACAATTTGAATTAAAAATGATTGAATTAAGGTGTGAGCTTGATAGAGAGTTAGCGAAACCAAAAGAGTTGATTGAATTAGAAATGAGAGTGAAATACGGAAGTAGAAAAACTAGCGATACACCTAAAAACAGATTTTTGTTTATTCCGTTTTTCTTTAATTGTAGGCAACGTTTTCGGGCTTGGCGAAGGCGAATGGGGGCAAAACGCTGACACAAAAAGGTCTTTTTATAAACCAAGCAAACAAGTTTTGGATAGATACGGTGCTGACTACCTGAAAAAGTATTTCTCTGAAAACGAAAAAGATGTTGATTTGATTTACTAAAAATGCGGGTGGGGTTTTTTATTTTTTCATAATATTTGAGCAGGAAACCCACTCATCCCGAAGGGTGGGTGGGAGGAATGCGACTGCCACGCTTTAAATTGTTTAACAAAATTAGTGATTATCTTCTGATTTAAGAAAATTATTTGTATATTTACCTTATGAAGTTGACATTGAAAATAAAACTTTTGCCTACTGATGAACAGGCTAACTTGCTTCTCGATACGATGAAGGAAACTAATGCTGTTTGCAATGCTATGTCTGACGTAGCTTGGGAAAAGAAGATTTTCAATAATTTCAAACTCCATCACAAAACATATTATTCTTGCAAGGCTGCATTTAAACTTTCTTCTCAAATGCTTATAAGATGTACGGCAAAAGTTGCTGACGCTTATAAACTTGACAAGAAAACCAAAAGGCAATTTAGACCACTTGGGGGCATTGGTTATGACAGTCGGATTATGACTTACAAACCTAATGATATTGTTTCTCTTTGGGCTATCGGCGGAAGAATTAAGATACCTTTCGTTTGCCACAACAAAAATTATCTTCCTTACATTAAGGGCGAAGCAGATTTGGTTTACAAGAAAGGTAAATTTTACTTGTTTCAAACTGTTGATGTTCCAGAAGAAGATATTAAAGATATAGAGAGCTTCGTGGGTGTGGATTTTGGGTTGACGGATATTATTGTTACTTCTGATGGTGTTAAGCATTCTGCTGATGGGCTTAACGCATACCGTGAACATCGGCAAAAGATTCGTAGTTCTATTCAGGCAAAGGCAGACACTTCGAAACGTTCCACTAAAAGGAATTGCAGAAAGTTGTCTAAACGGCTTCAAGGCAAGGAAAGAACAACGAGTAAATTGGTTAATCACACAATTAGTAAATCCATTGTAAAATCTGCAAAAGAACAAGGTAAAGGTATTTCGATTGAAGACCTTACCAATATCAGGTTTACTTCTAAACGTAGAAACAAAAAGTTTAGAACCAAACTTGGTAAATGGAACTTTGCAGACCTGCGAGCGAAACTTGAATACAAGGCATTGCTGAATGGAGTTAAACTTGTTGTGGTTAATCCTGCCTATACTTCGCAAACCTGCCACAGTTGTAAGCACATTGGAAAGCGAACAAACAAAGTGTTTAAATGCACAAACAAAAACTGCAAGGTAGATACCATAGATGCGGATTACAACGCTTCTAAAGTTATCTCCTTGCTTGGACAGACCGTAAACTCTGTTGAAAAATCGGATATGTGTTGCTCTATTGCTCACGTTTATTCAGGTTTAAAGCCCATCCCATCGTTTTGCGTGGGTGGGTAGTTTACCACGAATGATTGTTTAACGAAATAAGAAAAAATCATGGAGATAATTAGTTTTTTACCGACTGTAATATTTATTTTTTTTGTTTTTGCTATTGTATTTAATGATGATTTCACTATTAAAATAGTTCCAAAAAGAGATCGTCGAGGAAGGTATATAAATGGACATGAAAAAATAATTTATCGCATATCAAAAGCAAGACATGTTATTAAGCTAAAACAATTTGTGCTTTTAAGCATCGTAATTGCATTATTGAACCTTATAATTTATCTGATAATCTTATGGTAATAACATCATTTAAACTTGAAGACGGACAAAATATTGAGCTTGTTTCTGTAAAAGGAAACACAATCGCCAATGCTGAATACACAGTACTTGTTAATGGCAAAAAAAAAATTTTTCAATACCATATGTGGCAACGGGTAATAGGCATGAGCCAAAATCATCCAAACAAATGGGTTGCTGCCTATCAAGCTAAATATGGGTATGAAAGTTTTATTCGTTTTATCTTTAAAAATAAACGAGAGCCAAGAAGAGAAGATATAACTAACGAAAAAGAAATAGTGTATGAGCAAGGAAAATTATTTTAAAGTAGAACAGATACCTTTCCAAGGTATTCTTCCAACACTTGAATCATAAGCCATGACATTTGATAGCGACGAAGAAAAATATTTTTACTGGTATTTAGAGGATTTAAAAAAAATAGGGTTTGTTGAAGAAATTATTCCTCAACACCCTGTTATTTCTCTTTCCGATAAAAAAGAAATAAAAATGTTTGAACAGCTTAAGACAAAACAAAAACCTTTATCGCACACGCTGCTGCATAAACACATTTATACTCCGGATTTCACAATTGTTTGGAATGAAATAGCTGCTGATATATTTACTTCTTATATTGGAGGGTTCAATGAAAAAAATACTCCATTTATACTTGCAAACTCTGCGTTTAAATCTGTAGATAAACCAAGAAGTATTATTGAGATTAAACCTTCCTTTGATCAGCACAACATGACAAGAGCATTTACGCTTAATCAAAAATGGATATATAATAAACACGATATTTATGTCCAATTGATTAAACCTGTTGAATTGTTTAAAAAAACTTTTATTCCGACACGATATATCTGGACGAACAATGGCACAAGACGCCGTAAGATTAATTTTAAAATCAAACTACTAAAAGAATACCTATGTCAAAGAAAGAAAGTATTGAATTTATCGAAAAAATAATAGCACTTCCTGTAAATAATTGGGATGATATTATTAACGCTATCTCAAAAGCATATGAAGTGCCTGTGAACAACGTATTGACGATGATATCCAATTACATTGTTAACGGCCATACTATCCACTCAGCTTCGGATTTAAAGCAAATACTATTACAAGAGTTCAGCAGAAAATCAGGAAAAGACCTGACGATTGACATTATTGTTTACTACTTTGATATAAAACGAGAAAATATTTTCCAATTAAAGAATAAAGGCATTTGTGGGTATTCTAAACAAATAGTAATATTCTTTCTCTACTATCACAATGGATTATCACGAAAACAAATTGCCGATATTTTTTCGATCAAAGAAACTTCTGTCCGGTATTCAATAAAAAAAGTAAGGAAATATATCGAGATTCCAGTATACAAAAAAGACATTAAAACATTATCGGAATACCTCGGTGCAAAATATGTTTATTACAAATTAATATCAAAAAATTTATTTGGAAACAAAAAATAAAATGATAAAATTTGATTACATAAAATGCCCATTGCACCGATATACTTTTTCGGTAAAAAACATTAGGGAATGGGTTGAGCTTAATTGCGAAGGAAGAACTTTAAACCTTTTTGCTGGTAGAACAAAGCTGAACATTGATGAAGTAAGAAATGATTTAGACCCAGAAGCATTGGCTGATTATAGAATGGATGCTTTAAAATTGTTAAGAACTTGGAAAGGGGAAAAGTTTGATACTATATTGCTTGATCCACCTTATGCATACCGGAAAAGTATAGAGATGTATAAAGGTATCCGATGCAGTCCATTCAAACAACTGAAAGATGAAATACATAATGTATTAAATAAAGGGGGAATAGTTATTACATTCGGGTATCATTCAAATACGATGGGCAAAAATAGAGGTTTTCACGTTGAAAAAATAGGATTGTTTTCTCACGGAGGGGCAATTCACGACACAATAGCTAGTCTAGAACGGTATGATAGTAGTTGCAGCTAACGAATTAGAATTACAAACTTAAAATAAAATAATCATGTAAATTAAAAAAAGATCAATATTTAAATCATTCACAATTTAAAACTTAAATAGAATGAAATGAAAGACATTAAAAAATTTGAATACAATGAAAATGAAATTACCTTCCAATTAGGGAATGGTGACACAATGGTAAACGCTACGCAAATGGCAGAAATTTTTGGTAAGCGTCCAAGTAAATGGTTAGAATTATCCTCAACTACCTCATTCTTAGAGAGTTTGAGTAGTATCCGATTTCCGGACACACCTGATAACCAGTTAGTTAGGACAGTGATGGGAGGCCCTGAAAATGGTGGCGGAACTTGGTTTCATGAAGACGTAGCTTTAGAATTTGCACGTTGGCTCTCCCCAACTTTTGCAATTTGGTGCAATCAAAGAATCAAAGAGTTAATGACAACAGGCGCTACAACTTTCCAAGGATTGCCGGATTTTAAAAATCCTGTTGAAGCTGCTCGAGCATGGGCTGATGTTTACGAGCAAAAACAACAGATTGAAACTCAAACCAAACTACAACAAAAAGAGCTTCAAATAGCTGCTCCAAAAGTCAAATATTATGAAAACGTTCTTCAGAGTAATAGCACTTATAACACAAACCAGATTGCAAAGGAGTTAGGGATGAGTGCTGTTACACTTAACAAAAAACTTAACAAATTAGGCGTTCAATACAAACAAAACAAAACTTGGTTACTGTACCACAAGTATCAAAATAAGAGTCTGACAAAAACTAAAACGTTTGTTTTTACAGATACCGAAGGGAATGAAAGAACCAGGATGCAAACCGTATGGACTGAAAAAGGACGATTATTTATTAACGAAAAAAAAGCATTATTATGAAAAACATGAATTTACCAGACAATCTTAAAGAATTGGTAATTAAAAAGATTGAAGAAATATTAAGCTTCAACTATTCAGGCATCATTGAATTAATAAACTATGAAGACTTTGAAGGCAGCGTTTCAGTAAATATTAATGAAGAATTTGAAATAGAAGGTACATATATTAACGTAGTGTTGTTTGGCGATATTGTTTACGAAATAATATCCCACACTACACGAACTTATGAATTACCATCCGAAACCAAGTTTTCAGATAGCGGATTGTTCATTGGTGAAATTGGAGTTTATGACAAAGGAGGAAATGAAATATTAACAATCATAGATAACGAAATTAAAAAATGTCATTAAGAAAAACATTTCAGTGGTGTGGATATGAATGGTTGACACAAGAACGTTGGGGTCAGATACACAAAGAAAAAAGACAGGCGTATTATGATAAGAATTCTGTTATACTCAGGCCAGATGGTTCTATAAGCCTATTAACTCAATGGAAACCTAAAATATTTGAGATAGATGGGAAGAAAGTAAAATCTATTAATGCTGTTGGTCTTATTTCTTGTTTAAAACACTTTACGTGGGGAAGGTTTGAAATAAAAGCAAGGCTCCCTGAAGGCCGTTGGTTATGGCCGGCATTTTGGTTGTGGGCGTGGGGGGATTGGCCTCCTGAAATTGATATATTCGAAGCGTATTCTTCTAAACATTTTGGGTATTTTAGGCCAAGCATTAACAATCCCTCGCTTTACAACATTGAATCAAATGTTCACACCAGGGGAAACTACGTACATACACCACCGGCACGAGATCATTGGATTGGCTTTAAATCACCGAATAAAACGCATATGATATATGCTTTGGAATGGAGAAAAGACAGCCTAAAATTTTTTTATAATGATAAGCTTGTTAGAACCGTTACTAATAAATCTACCATGGATTATTTAAACGAATACTCTATGAATCTTGTGATTAACAACATGATTAGAAATGTAGCACCAAAAGGTCATACTGAATACTCTGATTTTAATATCAAATATTTTACATACACAAAATATTAAAAATTAATATGCAAAGACATACTAAAATATATTTCGTCTTTTTTGGGTATGCACCAGGAGATTTTGTTCCAAGTGAACTAAACTTTCGTTTAGCCACTGAAATACACCATATCAAAAATAAAGGAATGGGAGGAACAAATAATCCGGAAATTAATCATATCGAAAATATTATGGCCGTAAACAGAAAAGAGCATGATGAATACGGAGACAAGAAAAAATATCTTTCTTTCCTTAAGACTTCACATGCTACTTTTATAAGAACTATGAAACCAAGATATAAGTTTGAATATCTTGAGGAACCTCCTGAAGTGAAAGTAAAATTAATGAGAAGAAAACTGAGAAATTTAAAGGCCGCCCAACCATGAGCGGCCTTTTTTTATTGATACATAACAGGATCGTATTCTATTGTTGTGGATTGAACTGTAATATCTGCTCCTGAAGTTATTGGTCTATGCTGAACAGAACCGAGAAATTTTCCAAACGTAATTTGTTCCGTTGAATCAAAAATAAGAGCAATTAAATGAATATTAAATTCTTGAGATAAATTAATCGTTTCAGATTTACCTTCTGCAATCATTTTACTGTCTCTATTAAGCCCATGTTCGTAAGCATAATACAAAACATTACCCTCATCATCAAATTCAAAATAAGATTCTAAAATTTGTTTGTTACCCGTATCATTATCAGTAACCTCAATTTCTATTTTTTCTGATCCTTGTTGAATCATCAGTTTTATTTTATTGACTCCTGAAGAAGGACTAAATGTAAAATCTGAAACAATAGAAATCATATCCATGTTGTTAGCAACATTGCTTGGTATAGATGCGGATTTAACAAGTCTACCGTTTGAATTCGTACTTATTTCTTCATAAAAAGTAAAATAATGTTCATTATAACTTCTATGCATATCCGCAACATTGCCAGCGGTTGTTTGCCATACAGAAATAGGGATAGCTTTTGCTTCAACTTCATTAAGTCGTGATTCAAAATTAGAAACATCGGCCTGATTTACTAATAATTGATTAATAGAAGTGTATATCTGTGCTATGGATTGATTCAATCCGGTAATGGCTTGTGTGTTCTGATTTGCTTCAGAACTGGCAGAACCAACAGCGGTATTAAGATTGATTAATGCTTTTGAAATTGTATTACCAAGAGCAATAGGTACATCGGCAAAGTTTCCTTGCAAATCTTTAATGGATGTAATGTTACTATTAATATTTGCAATGGAATTATTAAATATTGATGTACTAACAAAAGCATTACCAATTTCACTATTTGTCCTGTAAATTTGCAATGCATCATCAATATATACGCTGATATCATCCTGGTTGATTGGTACATATGAAAACGTAATTTTTTCATTTACATGATCAACGTCAATACCAACTCCATCCCCAACAAATTCATATGAAGAAAGTAAAATATTAGAACCAGTTCCTCCTGTTCTGTTATCTGCACTATTGGCTTCAGTAATCTTCAAAATATTTTTTACTGAATCCTTTCGCTTAATGGATGGTAACTGGTGCGGTTGTACTGCTCTTGCAAAGCCGTCTGAACTAATAGTATTTCTATTAAAAGCATCATCATCTTTGCTTAATCTAACCAAACCTTGAGAGGTTTCTTTAGCAGTGCTTTCCGATTCCATAAAAAATGGAATGGAATAAAATAACCTTCTGAAAGTAGCCTCATTTGGCCTGTTCATAGAAGAGAACTTATTGTAAGAACTTCCGGCAGGACCAAAGAAGAATTCGCGTTTTTTTCTTATAATATTATTCATAGTAGTAAATCGTTTTATAAAACATGAAAATTATCACCTATCTTCATTGTTCCAATTCCAAGCTCATAGGTGGTAAGCTCAAAAATATCAAGCAATTGATATATACTAATATTCATTGATAAAAAGTAATCCACAATCTTTTGAACTTCGTATTCTTCCCAAAGCTCTTTAATTGTTATTTCCTCCTGATCGTATTCTTCCCTCATAATAAAGAAGTAAATAAACAGCATATGCATTTCCATAATCCGAAGCGATAATTCATCGGCTTCATCCTGGGCTCCTTCTTCTTCAACAATCAATAATTTTTCTGTGTTTCCTCTTAAAAAATCATCAGCCAGACTATAGAACTCTGCCCAATACTGAGAAAAATCAGACCCTTTTTTTGCTAAATAATCAGGAATGGTTTCGAAAGCTAATACATTCAACATATTAATCGTCTTTGTAGTTAGTCGCCATTTCAAGCGATTTTCTTATATACTTATCTGCTAATTTAATAACAGAATATCTGTCGTTAGTAAGCATGTAATGCTCTATGTATTCAAACCTTTCAAAATTTATGGTACTCATTGCGGTCAGAAAAAACGAGTAGATTTTGAAAGAACTCATAACATTACGGCTTCTTTTGTATTGCTCCATTACACCTTGATAGCTTTCATGCTTTTTAGTATACACTTCTTTCATGGCTTGATGAACATAATCATTTACTTTTGAATACTCATATATCACAAGCCACTTGGTTGATTCTTCGATTAAGATTTCAGAATTCGGATCGGCGTCTCTCATTTCTTCTATAGACCCATTGTATATCTTTACTAAATAAACTCCATCCGAATTATTTCCAAGGTTTATCTCTTTGGTTTCTCCACTTTCAATAGAAAATGAAATCGCAGGCTCTAACTCGTTTTGTTCAACATCAAGCACTCTTATTCCTCTTGCACCTGGAACGTTGCTATCGTCTGAAATTTGCCACCTGTATGGAGCAATCTTTTTTAAGCTGTAATCTTGCCAATCAGTATTACTAAATGACACTGCTTGTTGAATAGACTGAACAGGATAAACAAGGCTTCCTGCTTGAGCATTTGTATAGCACGCATCAAATTCAGCGAAATCATCTATAGTTAATCGCTGCCATAACTCTATTTGGGCATCATCATATAACGGTTGGTCGGTGACACTCGCTCTTATTTCAGGCTCCTCACCTGGTTCATAAGAAATCGCATCATTGTTTATTTTCTTATAAAAACCGCCGTCTTTATATACAATGACTCCAACAGGGTACTCCTGGGCATCATCATATACTGGAATGAAATACATGAAGGTTTTATACCTTCTGTTATTGAGTACAGGATATTGATACTCCATACCAAACCCTGTTAGTTGAGAAAGAGACGGCTTTATCGTGTTGTTTTCAAATACAAATATTGCCCGGATAAACTCTGTTGAAGCATATCCTGTATCTTCTTCATTAAGCGTTTCTGCATAATTAAGAGTTTGATCTCTTACAAAAATATGTTTGCTCTCTTTTTCGACTTCTGTGCCTATGATAAATGTAGGATCAATATGTGCCATTATTCTTCATTTTTAATTGGTTCATAAAGTGTTTCTATTGTTGTATATCCCGGAGCAAATCTTTGAATATTTTCAACTTCAAATTCTCCTATAGGATTAGTAAGTATTCGTTTAAATACAGAAATAATTGCAAAAGGACTTGAGATAATTCCACTATCAAACAAGGCAAACACACCGGCATAAGAATATTTTATGTTTCGAAGGATTCTCCAATCCGGAACGAAACCTGTTTTATCATCATCATCGTCTTTCACAGACATGTTGTAAAGCATAGAAACACCAAGAACCATCAATGTTTTTGATGCAATTCTTAACCAGTTGTATTTCTCAGATTCGCTCATATTCTTAAAGTTGTCAAGACTTCTTGTTTTAACCACATCGCCAATCATTCGTGTTGCTGTTCTGACCCATCCTTCCATGTAAAGTCTTTCCCATTCAGCCATAGGCTTGCCATGAGCATCCTTTTTCACTTTGTACCTTCCAACATCACCAATATAATGACCTTTCATTACTGCATTTTGGACGTGTGTAAATAAGTAATTACGGAATACAGCGAAGAAGCGGCCAAGTGTATAGTGAGTCAACATGACTTTTTCTTTATCCGTATAAGCTCCCACAACAAACATATCAGAAATATTTTTAAACTTCCTCGATTCTTTACGGGTATAAGCCCTTACAAGTTCTCCTTCTTTTTTCTGTCCTTTGAATCCATCTTTATAAACTTGATTACGAATTGTTTCATACAGTACATTTCCGTCTTCAGTCATTTGTCCGTTTTCATCATAAAAACGCTTGTCTTTTTTCCGATTGTAATTAATCTTCCCTGTTTCGCTATCAAATTCATGAGCATCCCAGGTTCCATCATGCACCATTTGAGCAATCATTACCAGATTACGACCATAATAGTCAGAAGCATAGTTAAACATATGACCCCAATACCTTGAAAGAATCTGTCCTTTTTTCGTTTTGCTCATATTTTGAGGATGTGAAATTAATTCCCATTCACTCATTGAAATATTCTGATACATCTTACAAAGCTCAGACATCTTCCCCCATTCGCTGAATATTAACCTGTTTGCTTTGATAAGATCCGAAAAGTTAAATATCCCACGTTCAACAAACTGGTTCGCTATTCCTTCCACGAACGAGTGCATTCCATTAATTAATGATGATACAACACCAACATTCACATTACCGAAAAGCGCAATTGTACCACCAACAGTTGAAAGTGTACTAATTGTTGGTTGTAGCTCTACTCCTCCAATATCACCACCAAGGTTACGGCGTTGTCCGCGAATAGACATTTCCGTAAACATTTCCACATAATCAATTTCATTACTCAGATTTTTATCTTTATGATTTTTCATATCTGTCATAAAAACTTTTGCTCCATTGATTATAGGTAGCACATCGTTTTCATAATGAATCTTTCGCTTAGAACTCATGGCAAAATAATTCATAATTGTTTCAATATCAGTAGTGATATTGTTGTTTTTCTCCTGACTGTCAAGAACAATTTCTCCTTTTGAATTTTTCCCAATTCCAAGAATATCAAATGCTCTTGCATGGCTACCAAACTTTGTGTTACTGCCTTCACGCATGTACCCAATTTGATTAAAGAATTGATCAGAAAGCTTATTTATTTCTTTCACGTCAGTTTTTGAAAGATCATTTGCATCATCAAACATGTTCATGTTGTTAGTAATCTGACTCAGCCGTTTTTTACTAGACCTCCCTAATTCTCCTTCATTAAATAATTGTTCAGAAGTTTTTGTCATTAAAGGAAGCATCCCTTTCTGATATGAAGAATTTTGCATTAACGACTCATAAGCGTCTTTCTTTGTAAAATTATAATTAGGCTTACCAGTTTTAAGATTTTTCATATATCCTTGCATTTCATGATAATGATAAACAAGGTCGATATATTGATCCGTAATCATATTCACAAGTTTTTCTCCCTGTTCCAATAGTTCTGCAGAAAGACCAAGTTCTTTTGCTTTTTTTGCGTTAACAGGATCTTTTGTTTCATCAGTAGTCCAGAATATTTCACCAGTAAAAACTTCGTTTCCAGAACCGTCAATGTCACGTTTTACAAATAAATCTTTGAAAAACCTGTGAGACTTATCTCCAAAACCTATTGAAATACCACTATTTCTACTCTCAAACCATTTTTGAATAGGCTTAAATTCAGATTGAAATTCCTGAACTTCTTCAACAATTTTATTGGAAGTGTCCAGGGTTATTTCACGTAAAGCCTGAATGATATCATTGGCAATATATTGTCCGGGTTGAATGAATTTATCAATATCACTAAGCAGTGACATATCCTCACTATTCATTTCAGTGTCAACCACATTTACCGTCTTAAGATCAAGTAACGTCTGCGTAAGCAGATTAATTTCCTGACGATAATTATTTGTTTCGTCATTATTTTCAAGCGCATATCTGAGTCTTGCCATTAACAGGTTCTTTTTCTGTATAACAGTATAATTTTCAGGATTCTGAAATAGCATTTTTATATATTTAGGGAACGAGTTATCGGCTGCATTTTCATAAAAATTATTTAGAAGCTTTTCATAATCTACTTTTGGAATTTTTAATTCCTGCTTAAACAATTCTTTTAATTCCGGACTCAAACTATTTATAAAATCATCTATTTGAGACAATACACTAATGTTCTTATTAACCTTTAAAAAATCAATCATTTTCATTTGGCTACCTGAAGGCTTAAGACTGATAACTCCTGCCTCTTTAATCTTAATATTAGGATTAGCATTCATTAGTTTGTTTGCCATTAAAACAAGCATTAGCTGACGAACATCACCTGGGTTATTTGTCATAGACAGACCCATTTTTTTAGCTTCTCTATCCGTTAAAAATCGAGAAGCAATATTGCCAAGCTCATTTTCTATATCCGGCCTGTCGATATTGTCCATGGTAATATCATAAAGCGACACGTAAATTGAACCGTCAGACGTTTTCTCTATTGAAATATGGGGATCGAAACTTCGGATACTTTTTGACAAATGCTTCGCAATCTCTTCTCCACCTTCCATTTTTTCAAGCTCAGAAACTCTTCCAAACTCTTTAAATGAAGCATATTCAATCTGCTTTTTAAACTTTTTGAGAATAGGAACCTTATAAATAGGAATATCGTTACTAGTTTTTCCAAAAGTTTCTATAGAATCATGCACAGAAGCTTCATGTTCATTAATCCAGTTACTTATTTTCGCTTTAAATTTATTATCACGAGTTTCGTATTCAGTAATAACCTTTTTACGAATAGTAGATTTGATTTCATCTACTGTCATTCCTTTGAAATTATATTCTGTTCCAGTTAGACCAGCCCCGATTTTACCTGTATTAGTATCAATAAGATTGTAAACATAATCGACCTTAGCATCAGTTGACATTTCCTCGAAATCAAACCTGTCACTTGGGTTCGTAAGCACCTTGGCCATCTTCTTTACATCATAAATCGTTTTAATTTTTGAAGCATAAACGTCAGCCTTGGCTATATTACTCATTTGCTTTGAGGACACATACGATAGAACCTGTCCGTTATTAACAGCATTAACCATCATTTCAGCGAATGATTTAATAGTAGCATTTTTAAAATCGAAATCCTTTAATGTTCTACTGTTTATTTGCTGAACACCTAACGCGCCATAAACCGCATTCTTCAACCATGTATAAAAACGATTGACAAGGGCCGAAATTTTGCCATATAGCGTACTTGCTTTTTGATCAGAGTTCATGCCCGGAGTCTTGTCTAAAAGATTTCTGACGGCTTCCTGGCTATTCCATCCGGCCATAGTTGCAATAACTTCCTTAACAAGATCCGCTTTTGAAATATCTGCATATTCTTTAAGGATTTCCTGAACGACCTCATGATTACTTTCAATTAAAGTTATAGCTTCATTTTCAAGAGCACGATACAGTTCATGATTTGCACTTTCAAGTATGTCAATGAACACGTGAGTAATCTCGTGAATAGGCGTGTCAAGCTGCAATTTATCTGTATTGAAAAAGACCTGTCCGTTCTCAAAATACCCTATCAATTCAGGATGTTTGCTCGTAATGTTATTCACATAATTAATGCGGATATTTGGAAAAGCTTTTTGTAACTTATCCATGAATGACTTTAAAACATAGTATGAAGCTTTACTTTGATTTTTAGATATCCTTGAAGCTTGAGGCTTATTTGCCTTAGTGAATTTTATTATACTTGTATTTGTTAGATTGTCTTTTTTATGTTTAGGACCGACAATTTCCACATTTCCAACAGTTCCATCCTGAAGCACAGCTTGATCCTTGTTTGATAATGAGTAAGGGTAGTCGTTGTTTTTTTGGTGCCATACAACTATAGGAAAATATGATTTGATTATAACAGAATCATTATTCTTAAACGTTCTCATTTCCTTGCTGGAAAGAGCGTCAATAACAGGCAGATTTGTTGTTTCAGATTTAGCAGAATACGTGTTTATCAATGTAGGATAAGGACTGTTAAGATACTCTTTAGTTCCTTTTTTAATATCAAACTTATAAATGTGTGGGTTGAAAGATGCCTTTTTTGGCGTATAATAAATCAATGACGTAATGATATCATTCTTTTTCAACTTTTTCATAAGTTTTTCGGTGTCCGCTGCATAATGAACAAGTTCCTTATTGCGAAGAATAACCTGCTCAGCAAGATCGTTTTCATTTATCTTTTCCGGATCAAAAGATTGAATCCAATTTGTGTATTGGCGTTCTGCTTTTTCATCCGTAAAATCAATCATAGACCCATTCTTATAACGGAACCCATTCATTAATAACTGATACGCTCTAAAAGCATTTTTAACACTTTCATCAATTATCTCAAAATGATCTCGGTACAGTTTTTTATGGGTATCGTTCACATCATTAGATGAAGAAAAATCAAGATAAAGGTAGCCGGACTTTGTACTACGCTGCTTAACCCTTCTCAAGAAAGTATTATTCTTCTTCCCTTTTGGTGCATTTTTATACCAGTTAAAAGTATATTCCTCAATAAATAAAGGGAAATCCATACTAAATCTTACCCTGTCTTTTGCTAACGATAAGTCATAAGCCTGATCTCCAACCGTTACTTCTTTAAAATTATCAGCAATAAACTGGCCAACAATATAATCTTCAATACCACGTTCTATCGTTTCATAAACAACGGGAATATTAATGCTTTGCCCAAGACGTTCTTCAATTGTTCCTTTAGCTTTATTAATAACCTTATCTGTAGTAATAGATTCATTAATTGTTTTTTGTACCTGAGCAAGTGTTCTTACATGCGTATAAAGCATTTCGTTTTCCATCATTGCATCACCAATATTAAATTGTTTTCTAATATTTGACTCATGCCCGTCAGTAGGAATATTCATAATTCCAGTTGTAGATTCTCCTGCAAGCCTGCGCTGAATATATTCATCTGCATCAGTGGTTCCAATGGCTTCATTAATACTATTGATTACATTATTTCGCTTAGAATTTTCAATACTAATCTCCTGTTGAATATTAGTAATGTTTCCAAATCTCCGCAATTGCTCTCCCATATATGCATACTCACGAATTTGAACGAGAAAGCGATCTTTTTCATCTTTTATTTGGTGTGTGGGAGTATCAAAATAATCTCCTGATATATATTCACTTATGGCTTCCCATATAGGAATTATTTTATATTGTGCGTTTTCAGGAACTCCATTATCATTATACCCGGTAATAGACTTAGATCTCATGCTCTTTTTAGAAGCATTTAAAATTGTTTCATTCTGTAAAATATCTAGTATTTCTTTTTCTGAAAGACCGGCCATCACCATTCCATTCACAATAGGTGAAGTTGATTCTGTAATATTCAGTCTACCGAGAAGTCCACCTTCTTTGGCGTTATCGGTAGCGGCATTAATAAGCTTTGCAACAAAAGCGATCTGCTCAGAAATAGCCTTATTATCTGAAAACATTTTAAACTTTTCAGGAAGCAATATTTGATCCCTTGTGGCTTTTGGAATTGCTAACAATTTAAGCGTAAACTTTTCAAGGTTTTCAAAGTGCCCTACAAGCTTTTGGCCTGAGAGATTAATCTCTGAAGCTTTCATGTTAGAACTAATATCAGAAACAAATTCTTGCCATTCCTGAGGAACAAGGTCCGCTTTATCACGGAAACTATCAAGATTAATTTCTTCAAGAATCATTTCGATATTTCTGGACTCACGATAAAACTTTTGCAAAGCAATGAATATGATATTCCCATTATATCTAGTATCAAATTTTTCTGCCTTTGAATAATCTGCATCTATTTCATCAATTGAATTCGGATCTTCTGCTTTCTCTTTTAGTTTACCTGTTTCTTTTTGTGCTTTTTTCTCAGTCTTCATTCTTTCTTTAATGACTGAATCATGAGTTATTTCATTTCCCCATTCATCAAGAGAAAGGAAGTACATAGAAACTTGGTCAATATCGTAATCAGAACCGTCAAGAATGTTCTTTTCTGCAGAAGTATATACTGTGTTTTCGCTTTCATAGTCAAAAGCTACAATACGACCGACCCACCCTGAAGATGCGTTGGTCGTAGGAATACGG